ACCGCAACAATACCATCTGATTCCTCTAAACCATTACCGTCACCTGAAGTAGAAATGGGTGGTGATATGACATCTGAAGTTGATTCTGCAATGAATAGTAATATTGAATCTCCTGAAATGGGTTCGGATATTCCGTCTCCTGATGAAGATACGGGTACAGATATTCCGTCTCCTAATAAAGATATGGGTGGTGATGAAGATATGGAGGGGGAAAAATCAAAAGGACCTTCAGATTTAAAAAGAATTCAAATCTTAGTTGGTAAACTAGCACAAAAAATTAGATCCTATGAGGAGAGTGAAGATTTATCTGCTAAAGACGTAAAATATATTATTAACTCAATATTATCGGCAATTGATGTTAATGTTTTAGATGAAGACGACATAGAACAGATCATTTCAAAATTAGAAGGTAAAGAAGAGGATGAAGATGGTGAAATGAAATCAGGGTCTAAAGACGAAATGGGTTCTGAAGAAGAGATTAATACCGAAGAAGAAATGGGAACTGATTCCGAAATGAAAGAAATATATTCAAATTACGGGGAAGCATTTCAAGATAAGTTAGGTAGTACATATGCTAAACTTATGAGTGACGATCTTTTTGAAGATGAGGATTACGATATTGATAATACAGACACAGAATTTAGAAAATATGAAAAACCAAAAAGTTTAGCGTTAAAAGATATGGTAAAAGATTTTTCTAACGATATGGATAGTAGACATGAATTTAAAAAATCTATAATACCATTTAATACAAAATTTAAAGATTTTGATTTTGAAGATTCTTTTGACTTTGATGATATTGAAGATGATATGCCTCTTAGAAGAAAATTGAAAGGAAGACCAAGTAATTCTCATTATCATTTGAAACATGGTACATTTGGTGAGTCAAAAATAGACAAACTATTATCTAAATACTTTGTCGTTAATGAAAACGAAATTAAAAATAAATACAAAAAATTAAGTGAGACCGATTTTCAATTTGATTCAACAATTCAATATTTAAAAGAAAATCCAAAATCAACTTTCATGGGTAAATCATCTAAAGGTAACTTAATTTTCAAAAACGGACTGAAAGAAAACAAAATAACTAAATCAGGTGTTATTATATGAATTATTTAATATACATAAATGGTTTAGGTCCTAACTATAAAGGTGATAATATATATGAATTTATATTTTCAGATACTTTAAAAGTTTTTGGTGAAAATTGGGAGTCAAAACCTGCAAATGGTTATCCATTACCACCGGATATGGAATATATAAAAAAAGTAGGAACTCTAATTAATGAGGATGTTGTATTTGATTTGATACAAAACTCTGATGTATTCTCATTGATCGATTCTATGGATGGAGTTTTGGCTTTAGGTTGGGAAAAAGAAAATGACGAAAAAAATTTTTCTTTAATTACAAGATTGGTTTTTCAATTTGGGGAAACTGAAGAAAGTGTTAAAAATAAATTATACGAAAGAGATGTAGTATTACAATTTGAAAAAAATATAATGTATGAAAACTAAGGTAAAATTTTTAATCGAGAATGGATTGTCTATAGATACTATCTCTAATATGAATGATAAACAAATTAATCTATTATTTGAAAAATTCAATAAGTTTAAAAAACAAAAAACTGAAGAGCAAGTGACACCAGTAACCGAACCCCCCAAAACTTCTTACGAAATTAAAGGACCGGGAAATTTACCAAATAACCCAAAAGGAACGGGGTATAAAGTTGAAATGAAACCTGACGGTACGGTAAAAGCAACTCCAATGGAGACTGAAATGACTGAAGGTGATACAGAATCAATGATGAAATATGATGCTGGTTTAGATCCTGACCAAGATATCCCAACGGAAGGTGAGATTAAAGAAAAATTTGAATCTCTAGCTCAAAGAAATTTCTTTTGGGCAAAATGTAATACAAGTAAAGGTGTCAAAAAACAAAAATGGTGTGAAATGGCTAGAGAATTTGAAGACTCTACTTCAAAAAAACAATCGGAAACTATGCCGAAAAAAAAACACCCTGAAAAAACGGTAAAATACAAAAAAGAAAAAACAAACGAAAATTTACAAAAATTTATAGAAAATACTATAGTAGAAATGTTAGAAAAAAGGGTTGATGCAAGAATGACAAAAAAAGATTTATTAGAAGCGATTAAAAAGTCAAAAAAAAGTAATGATTCATTTGTTCTTCGTAAACCAAAAAAAGTTACTATGTTTTCTGATGAAGCGCCTATGGAACTACCAATTGCAAAAATGTTTTCTATAGGAAAATCTAAAAAATAAAAAACTATATGGCTCTGTCCAAAGAACAAGTATTAATTGAGTATGCTAGATGTATGTCAGATACTCCTTATGCTCTTAGAACCTATTTACAAACTTACGACAATACGGTTTCAAAATATGTTCCATTAGAACTATTTCCCGACCAAATTTTACTACTTCAAGATTATGAAGATTATGAAGAAAATATTGCATTAAAATATCGACAAGCCGGTGTATCTACTGTAACCGCAGCTTGGATATCCAAAAGATTGGTATTTGCTAAGAAAAATAAACCCGAAAAAATACTTATAATTGCCAACAAATTGGATACCTCACAAGAAATGGCAAATAAAATTCGATCCTTTATTGATCAATGGCCTTCTTGGGTTGGTGCGGGATTTGCTGCCGAAAAAAATTCACAACGACATTATAAATTAAATAATGGATCTGAAGTGAAGGCGGTTGCTACATCAAAAGACGCCCTTCGTGGATTTACCCCAACTATTCTTGTATTCGATGAGGCGGCGTTTATTGAAGCCGATAGTGATTTTTGGGCAGCTTGTATGGCATCCTTATCCACGGGTGGTAAGGTAATAGTGGTATCAACCCCCAACGGACACGACCAAATTTATTATGAAATATACGATCAATCGTTAAAGGGGATGAATAATTTCAAGATCTCCGAAATGTATTGGTATCGAGACCCAAGATATGCAAAAGATCTTTATTTAGTTCCCACCGATGATCTTATACATTACCTTTTGAATAAAGAAGAATTTGACGTGTCAAAAAATATTTCTTTCGAACATGTTGATCCATATGAAAGGGATTATCAGGAATTGCAAATGTTTTTTAATCAAGGTTATAAACCATGTTCATCGTGGTATGAAAAAATGGTTAAAAAACTCAAATACGACAAAAGAAAAATTAATCAGGAGTTAAATTGTGAATTTCTTGGGTCAGGAGATAATGTTTTTGATAACAAACAACTTGAAGATATTAAAAATAATACTATTTTGGACCCCCCATCTAAATTAATGGGAAATGCCTTGTGGATATGGAAAGAACCAATTGAAGGTCATAAATACATCATGGGGGTTGACGTATCTCGTGGAGATAGTGAAGACTTTTCGTCCATTCAAATTATTGATTTTGATGAAAGAGAACAAGTATTAGAATATGTCGGTAAAATTCCACCTGACACTTTAGCTGAGGTTGCTTATAAGTGGGGTATGATGTATAGTGCGTTTGTTGTTGTCGATATAACTGGTGGTATGGGGATTACAACGGTTCGAAAAATGCAAGAACTTGGTTATAAAAACATGTATATTGATGGTGTCGATACTACAAATATATGGTCATATAACCCAAAGGCTGTTGATAAAATTCCTGGTATAAACTTTAATAATAAAAGAGTTCAAATAATTGCGTCATTTGAAGAGTCAGTAAGACATAAGTTTAAAATAAAAAGTGTTCGTTTATATAATGAAATGAATACTTTTGTTTATATTAACGGAAGACCTGATCACCAAAAAGGACAACATGATGACTTAATAATGGGTATATCAATGGCCATTTACGTTGGTGAATCATCTTTCTCTAAATTAGAAAAGGCAACCGAACACACTAAAGTTATGATCGAGTCTTGGGCGGTGGCTTCTAATGAAAATGTTGCAAAACAAATGTATTTTGATCCTACGATTCCAAACACAAATATGGCCAATGACAGATATAGGGCGAATAGTGGGCCCAATAGAGATGATTATATGAAATATTCTTGGTTATTTGGAACTAAAAGATAATTATATGTATGGGTTTAGATTTCAGAAAACGTAGTGGTAGAATTGCTAATGGTTCCTTACTTATAGTTCCAGGTCAGACAACTAATGGTATAAAAGTTTATCAAACAACATTTTCTCAAAAAAAATCACAAAATGATAAAACTTTGGGTCCTGAATCTTTAATATCATCCCCAACACCCACCTTAACAAACACGCCTACACCAACACCCACCTTAACAAACACGCCTACACCAACCCCAACTCCGACAAATACACCCACACCAATGCCTTATTCTCCAATAGAAATTTTAATTGATCCAATATTAACTGAAAATAACGAATATATTGTTGCAGGTAATGGTGAGTATTTAATGTTTGTAAATCCTTAGAACTCATAACTCAATCCGACAGAGTTTTAAAATAAGTAACTATTTAGATATTTATATCTGTATCTAATTTTTTAATATGGAAAATAGTAATAAAAATCTAACGGTATGGCAGAGGTTAACACAAACTTTTGGTCCGAACTCAACGTTGGGTATGGGTCAACCAACTTACAAGTTAGATAAGCAGGAACTTTTAAAAACTCAAGACAAATCTCAGTTTGAAAAAGAAAAACTTCAACAACAACAATCATTATATTTAAGTAATCAGTGGGGTAAAATTGAAAATAACTTATATACTCAGGCGGTATATTATGAACCAACACGATTGGCGGCATTTTATGATTACGAATCGATGGAATACACTCCAGAGATATCAACAGCACTGGATATATACGGCGAAGAATCTACAACGCCAAATCAAGATGGTTATGTTTTACAAGTTTATTCTGAATCAAAAAGAATTAAATCTATCTTAGTTGATTTATTCATCAATAAGTTGGATATAAACACCAATTTACCAATGTGGATAAGAAACATGTGTAAGTATGGTGATAATTTTGTTTACTTAAAATTAAGTGATGAAAAAGGTGTTATTGGATGTTTGCAATTACCAAATATTGAAATTGAAAGAGTTGAAAGGGGTATGGAAACAAGAACCTTTTCTGCGGTTCCTAACATTAAACAAAAGTCACTAAAATTTACTTGGAAGGAGAAAAACACAGAATTTAATACTTGGGAGGTCGCCCACTTTAGATTGTTAGGTGATGATAGAAAACTTCCTTATGGAACCTCTATGTTAGAAAAAGCACGTAGGATTTGGAAACAATTAGTGTTGGCAGAAGACGCGATGTTAATATATAGAACTTCACGAGCGCCTGAAAGAAGAATATTTAAAGTTTATGTTGGTAACATGGATGACAAAGATGTTGAGGCTTATGTACAAAGAGTTGCCAATAAATTTAAAAGAGATCAAGTTGTTGATAACAAAACAGGAAATGTCGATTTAAGATTTAATCAAATGGCGGTTGACCAAGATTATTTTGTTCCTGTTCGTGACCAAGCGGCCCCTGATCCAATCACAACACTTCCTGGTGGTTCGAATCTATCTGAAATCGCCGATATTGAATACATTCAAAAGAAACTTGTAACGGCACTTAGAATCCCTAAGGCATATTTAGGTTTTGAGGAACCTGTTGGTGACGGAAAAAATCTATCATTACTTGATATTAGATTTGCGAGGACTATTAATAAAATACAAAAATCAGTAATTGCCGAATTAAATAAAATTGCAATTATCCATTTATTTTTGATGGGGTTTGAAGATGAGTTAGAAAACTTTACTCTTCAGTTAACAAATCCATCTAAACAAGCGGATCTATTAATGATTGATGTTTGGAAAGAAAAAGTTTTATTATATAAAGATTTAGTTGCTGAAGTTCCAAAATCAATTCCAGCAACATCAGCAACTTGGGCCAAAAAACATATTTTTGGTTTCTCAGATGAAGAAATTAAACTTGATGTGCAACAAATAAGAATGGAAAGAGCTGTTTCTGCTGAGTTAGATAATACCGCAACTATTATAACTCATACGGGATTATTTGACCAAGTAGATAAATTATATGGTATCGTAACAGGATCAACTGAAACCTCTCCGGCTGAAGGTGAAGAAGGAGGAGCGGGAGCACCACCGATGGCAGGAGGAGGACCTCCACCACCTCCAAAACCGGCAGGTGGTTCAGAACTAACAATACCTGAAAGTGTTGTTAACAAAAATTTAAAAATACTCACAGAATCAAAAGATGATGATGAATATTGGGATTTTAATAAGAGTTCTCAGTCTTTTGGTGCTTTAGATGATAGATTATCTGAACTTCTTTGTGACTAATATCATTAACGGGATATTTATTAAAAAAAAGAAAAAATGAAATTCGGTGAATTAAAATCTAAGATAGAAAAATGTTTAACAGAATCTTATTCTAAAAACTCAGTTAAAAAAGATTTATTTGTTTTTAGTGAAATGGTTTTAAAAAATAAAAAAGTGTCAAAACTATTTTACTTATATGATGAATTATCATCAAAAAAAGGTTTAAATGAAGAAGTTGCTAACGAATATATAAATCAATCTATCACCATTTATGAAAATATTATAAATAAAATTCCATATAAAACTTTTTCAGAACTGAACATGTGGGTAGGTCACATTAAGTCTGAGAATGAGTACAAAAATATTGACAACTTGTTTTCAACAGGACTATTAACTTTAGAAGAAAAAATTAAGAGTAAAAAACTTATTTCTGAAAATTTACAAAAAAGTGTTATTGTAGAAAATAGAGAAACTATAAATGTACCATTAAATTCTATGTTGAGTGTTGCAAACAAAATCGTAAAATCGTTTATATCATCTTTGAATGAATCAGAAAAAAAAGAAGTTATGAAGATTTTATCTGTACCAAAGTCAGAATTGATAGAATCCTACAATAAACTTAAAGAAGAAGTTTTAGTAAAACTTGAGGATAAATTATCTGAAAGTGATGATGAAACAAAGCAAACAATAGACCAAGTGGTAAAAAAAATAACCACGGAATCTTTCAATGAGATCAACTATTTTAAATTAAAGAATCTTTCAGAGGGAATTTAATCGTTATTTCTGAGTTTTTGCATATGAGTTGCTTTTTGAATAACTTTTCTTTTTTTAACGGAGTCTTTTTCAAACTCTTGGTTCTCAAACAAAATTTTACTTTGTTTAGTCTTGATTACCTTACTTTTTAAATCTTTTAACGCTTTTTCAATATTACCTTTTTTTACTTCTACTATTAACATAAATTTTTAACTTTGTTTATATAAATATAAATATTTCATATAATTAATCAAAATAAACGATAAGGACATGATAAAAATTTATGAAAAAGGGTAAAACAAGCAAAATCAATGGATTTAGGACATTTAAATCACAATATGGAACCATTGATTCACAAAACCTCAAATCAATTTATATAAACATTCAAACATGGGTAGAACCAAAAGATGAGATTGAAAATTGGGACAGAGTTGTTTTCAACATGACAAGATCAGTTAAACATTCTGTATATGAAAACATAAACAAAGAGATTTTTGATGATAAATTTATTGTTGATTTAGATCTTAGAACAAGCGGCCTTCAATTAAAAAAGAAATCATTTATGAATATAGAAGCAAATTTATATTTAAAAGAACACATGGATTTCAAGTCACCAAAATTAAAAAAAGTTGTAAAAAATCTTGTAAAAGATATATACGGAGATGTGTTGAATAAAAACAAATACTTTAAATTTTACTTAACTAAAAACGGAAATCTAAAACCGGTAAAGAAAGAAATTGAAGCTATTTAGTATTTATAAATAAAATATTAAATGAACGATTTAAAAATATTAGGCCCAAGAGATACGGGTAAAGGGATTCTTGTGGAATATGATTCGGGATATATAGACCCAAATGAAAGAAGAAACTTATCAATGATTAGAGAAAATCGCGATATGTCAGATCATTCTAAACCATTTGAGTTTTATGCAGTACTTCAAAAGTATAATACCCCAAATAGAAACGGAAGAATCTATCCAGAAAAGATATTAAAAAGAGAAGCTGAGAACTATAAAAAAATGATTCAAAAGGGAACGGCTCTTTCTGAGTTAAATCACCCTGAGTCTTCACTTATAGATCTTGATCGTGTATCACATGTAATTACTGATATATGGTGGGAGGGTCCTGTACTATTAGGAAAACTAAAACTTTTAACAAGTCCTGGTTTTCACGAAAGAGGTATTGTCTCCACTAAAGGTGATTTAGCCGCTAACTATCTTCGTCAAGGTGTTACATTAGGAATTTCTTCTCGTGGAGTTGGTTCTATTAAAAAAGTTGGTGAGCAAAATGAAGTTCAAGAGGACTTTGAATTAATTTGTTTTGACTTGGTTTCATCTCCATCAACACCAGGGGCTTATTTATTTTTAAATAAAGAAGATAAACCTCAATTCGAAGAAAACTTAGATGAAGAAAACAAGAGAAAGGTTGAATTAAATGTTGGACATAGTGGAAACGCTTCTCTTGACTTAATGAAAAGATTATCTGATTATTTGGATTAATAACAAAAATCATGGACGAAAAGTATTTTATTGCAAGAATCACAACTGATATGGTTGATGAAAACACTGGGAAAATTAAAAAAATGAAAGATGAAAAATTGGTTAGGAGTTATTCACCTACTGATGTTGAATCAAAAGTAACAAAAGTTTATGAAAATTATTCTATGGATTGGCGAATTACGGCAATTGCAGAATCTAAAATTGACGAAGTAATCGAGGGATAATAATCAATAAATTATTAGAAAATGGGGAAAGATTAAGTTCTTTTCCCATTTTTTTTGTTCGGAAGTGTCAAAAATCAAACTTTTTTTGAAATGATAGATATTTATTTGGTAAACTATTAAAAATAATATGTCAAAAAACCAAAATGTAGTAGAGGACGCTCTTTTCCAAATTAAAAATTTGGAAGAGGCTCTACAAGAAAATGCAAAAGGAATACTTCATTCTACAATGAAAGAAGAAATCAAACAATTAGTAAAAGAGTCTTTAAAAGACCAAGATGAGACTGAAGATGATGTCGAAGTTAACGATGATGAAGAAATTATGATGGACGACCAAATGTCTGACATGGATAATCAAGATAACAAAGACGAAATGATGATGGATGATGAAATGTCAATGATGGACGACGAAATGTCTGACATGGATGATATGGAAGATGACACCATCGACATGACCAACGCAAGTGATGCTGAGGTTTTAAAAGTTTTCAAAGCTATGGGCGATGAAGACGGAATAATCATTAAAAAAGAAGATGGTATGTTGAATTTAAAAGACGGCGACAAAGAATACATGATCCAATTAGGAGAATCTGAAGAAGATGATTTCGCCTTTGAGATGGATGAAGAGTTTTCTGATGAATCTGATGATGACTTCGAAGACGATGAAATTATTTTTGAGTTAGTAATCGATGACAAACTTCCTATGGAAGAAGACATGGATATGATTCCCATGGATGAAGAAGATGATATGATGGGATATGAAGAAAAAATGTCGAGCGATGATAAAATCATGGAAACCATTAAAAAATCAATAAATCTAAAAGGAGTTGGAATCGGAAAAGGACCTAAGTTTGGTTACGATAAAAAACCTAACATGAATGGAGGTTTCAATACCAAAAGAAAAGAAGCTTTTGGAAAAGGAACTAAAGCTATGGGTACAGGTAAAGCCAAATTTGAGTACGAAGAAAGTGAACATAAAGAAGGTTTCGATAAATTTACTTTAGGTGGAAACAAAGGTGATAAGTCAAAAACATATCTAGGTAAAAGAGATTACATGGAAACAAAAATGATGAAACCTAAAAAAATGGAAACTAAAGAAGCTTCTCGTACGTATGGAAACGGTTCCAAAGAAGGAAGAGGTTTGAGAAAAGGAATTACTCCTAACAGAAACCTAACATTTGAATCAGTAGATAATAATGAATTACAGTTGTTAAGAGAAAAGAACAATGAATACAAACAAGCACTTGACGTATTTAGAACAAAACTAAATGAAACTGCAGTATTCAACTCAAACTTAGCATACGCAACTCGTTTATTTACAGAACATTCAACAACAAAACAAGAAAAAATCAATATCCTAAGAAGATTTGATTCTGTTGAAAGTTTGAAAGAATCCAAAGCGCTATATCAAACAATCAAAAATGAATTAGTATCCACAACTAAGGGTAGTGAATCAACAATTGTAGAATCAATTGAAAGAAACGTTGTTAAAACCCCTTCAACAGGATCGGCGGTGAATTTAATTGAATCTAAAACGTATGAAAATCCTCAATTCATGAGAATGAAGGATTTGATGACAAAAATAAAATAAACATAAAAAAAAAATAAAAAACCAAAAAAAATGGGAGCATTATTAGAATCAGGTCTTGTTGGTAACATCGGTCTTAAACACCTTAAAGTTATCAAAGAAGATACAATTAACAAATGGGACAGATTAGGGTTCCTTGAAGGTCTTAGAGGCCATCTAAAAGAAAACGTAGCTCAATTATATGAAAACCAAGCTTCTTTCTTGATTAACGAAGCAACTAGTGATGGAGGTTCTAACGGAGCATTTGAAACTGTTGTTTTCCCTATCGTAAGAAGAGTTTTTTCTAAATTGTTAGCTAACGACATCGTTTCTGTACAAGCAATGAACTTACCTATCGGTAAATTATTTTACTTTGTACCACGTATCCAAGGATATCAACAACAAGCACCTACAACTCACTATCCACCAATTGGATCTCCTGAGGCTGTAGATTCAGGCCAAAACAATCCTAACCAAGGATATCCTAACAATCCTAACGCTTACACTAAAAACCTTTATGACTTGTTCTACGAAGGAAACGAAGCGGCTTTAGATCCTCCAGGATTATTTGATTACTCAAAAGGTAGATACACAGCTTGTACTTCTAACACAACAGTTCAAAAATGGGTTGGTGACCAATTAGTTGACGCAAGTGATGACGATCCAGTTTACATTGGAAACCACAGAAAAGTTTTAATGAAGCTTTGTGGATTCACAGCTGTTGGAGCCGGCAAACTTATCGGTCCTGATGGTCAAGAAATGGATACAGAATCTTTCTTATCTGATTTGACAATTACTTCAAATGGAGGATTAGTAATAGACCCATCAACTCCATGTCCTGTTGGAAATGGTCCTCTATTATTTAGAGTTGTTACTCAAATCTACGGAAAAGGTATTGTAAAATACGGAAACCAAACACAAACGCAATTTAATGCACAAACTTACGGAAATTATAACGGAACAAATCCTGGCAACGGAGGTTCTTTCTATGATATCTGTGACGCTGAAGGATGTATCTATTTAGAAGTTGATTTATCTTGTCCAGCATGTCCTACATGTGGATCTGATACTTTAGATGGTTACACTGGAACTACTATTACAGGTATTTCTTCAGGAACTTCTTTCGAAGCAATTTGGAGACGTTACGAAGAGTTAGAATTTGAAGACAAAATTGGTGAAGTTTCTTTTGACCTTGAGTCAGTTACTGTATCTGTTACAGAAAGAAAACTAAGAGCACAATGGTCTCCTGAATTAGCTCAAGACGTTGCGGCATTCCATAACATAGACGCTGAGGCTGAATTAACAGCATTATTGTCAGAGCAAGTAGCGGCTGAGATAGACCGTGAGATCCTTCGTGACCTTAGAAAAGGTGCGGCTTGGAACTTACGCTGGGACTACAACGGATGGAGAAGAATTGGTGCTACCACTTCTTACACTCAAAAAGACTGGAACCAAACTTTGATTACAGCAATCAACCAATTGTCCGCACAAATCCACAAATCTACTTTGAGAGGTGGTGCTAACTGGATCGTTGTATCTTCTGAGGTTTCTGCAATCTTTGATGACTTAGAATACTTCCACGTATCTAACGCGGCTCCTGATCAAGACCAATACAACATGGGTATTGAAAGAGTTGGCACATTAGCAGGTCGTTACCAAGTTTATCGTGATCCTTACTTCCCACCAAACCAAGTTTTGATCGGACACAAAGGAACATCATTGTTAGACACAGGTTACATCTACGCTCCGTATGTACCTCTACAATTAACACCTACAATGTATAACCCATTCAACTTTACGCCTATCAAAGGTATTATGACCAGATACGCGAAAAAGATGGTCAACAATCGCTTTTACGGGAGAATTACCGTGGATGGTGTTAGAACATTCGATTTAAGAGAATTGAGATAATCATAATCTTAAAGAACAACACTAAAGGGACAAGAAATTGTCCCTTTTTTTATATATACACATTAACTATATGTTTTTTGGTCAAATTGGTTATATTTATATGTATATGAAAAAAATAAAACTAACAGATTCACAAATAAGTGAAATTATAAAATTATACACTGAAGATTTAATGGGTTCTCCTACTATTAGTGAAAAATTAAAAATACATAAAACAATCATCTTAAATACTCTTAAAGAAAATGATGTTAAATTAGGCCCATCAGGTAGAAGAAATATTGGTGGTAAAAAAGTTGCGGATAAAAAATGGAGAGATTCTAATAAAGAATATTTATCTAATAAATCCAAAACTTGGTATGAAAATAACAAAGAACAAAGGAAACAATATCTTAAAGAATACCGTGAAAAAAATATTGATAAACTTAGAAAAACCAAACGTGATTACGAAAGAAATCGTAAAGCGAGAGACCCCCTCTATAAACTAATCAATAATTTCAGAACTGCAATATACCAAGTTTTAAAAGAAAACAACATCAATAAAAACGGACATTATTTTGAGATTTTAAAATATACGCCCGAAGATCTTATATCGCATTTAGAAACTAAATTTACTGATGGTATGACGTGGGATAATTATGGTGAATGGCATGTGGATCATATAAAACCAATATCATCATACACTATTTTAGAAATAGGTGACGATGAATTTATGAATTGTTGGTCTTTAAACAATCTTCAACCTTTATGGGGTAAAGAAAATATTGTAAAATCAAACAGAGTCTTTAGTTAAGGTTCTAATTGCTTTAGAAATAACTTCAGTTTCACCTATAGTATAGATATTTTTGTTATAGGCGTATTTAATGGCTTCTACCAAAAAATACTTAGAAGAATTAACATCCATATTATGTATTATTAGTTCTAAATGTTCTTCACTATGAAGATCTAAGTTATTAAAAAGTCTTCCGAATATTTTGTCATTTGTCTTTTCCATTTTTTCAAAATTGTTAATATTTATAATATAAACAATAATATTTTTTATGGAAAGTAATAATAGAAAAATAAAAAATGTTGGTGGCTGGGTTGAGTTAGATAAGAATATATCTATAGATAAATATAGTGATTATTTTAAAAAACTTAACGAGGCAACCGCAGATAGATCAGGAGGTGCTGGAGGTTATATACCACCAATCCAACCTGGTATGAGAGAATTTGAAAAAAATCAATTAGGTCCATTTGTTGATGGTGTTTCAGATTTTAAAAGTCCGTTAGTTGCTTATGATAGTTATGATAATCAATGGGATTTAAGACGAGATCAAATAATTCATTTAGAAAAAATTGCAAGAAAAGTAACCGATTATATAAAAAGACATCCATACTCAACTTTTACAGATGAAGATGGTGGTATTATAAATCAAACTCCAAGTGGTAAATTAAAAAAAGATCCGTATAGTTTAGAAGTAGTTCCTATCACAAGAAATGGAAAAAAAAAGATAAATGAAATAACAACTTCAACTACTGCTGGTGAATATAGTGGTCCTCAAGAATTAGGTATTAGAAAATGGACAAAATCTGAATTGGGCGCATATTCTGAAGATTCAGATCATCCCGCAAACAAACAACAAAAGAAAAAGGGAATTAAAAATAATGTATCAAAAGTTATTGGTGGGTGGGAGCATAGAAATAAAAATTTTGATATTGACACCGCAGATGTTGATAGTAAAAAAGAAAAAAAAATTAAATCACATGGTGAAGTCAAAACAAATCCAATAGAATGGTTCAAAGATTTTAAAAGAAAAAATTTAATTGCAAAAAAAGTGGCAAAAGAATCCATTAAAGAAGATTTGGCGGTTTGGTTTGGTAAAAAGAAGAAACCTAAAGGATCTTCTCAACCAAAAGGTCCGTGGGTTAATATTTGTCGTAAAGTAGACGGAAAACACCCCCCTTGTGGACGACCTGATACTTCTAAAGGGGCTTACCCTAAATGTAGAGCTGCGGGAGTTGCAGGTAAAATGAGTGATTCTCAAAAAAGAGCCGCGTGTCAACAAAAAAGAGCGGCAGAAAAAAAAGACACCCAAACAGGAAAAGGTCAAAAACCAATCATGACAAGTTATAAACCTAAAAAGAAATAAAATAAATTTATCAAGATTTGAACAATTATTAGAATCAACAATAGGTAATGTTAAACCTTTAATAACGGAACAAAAAAAACAAACCAACAATATCCAAAGGTCAAAAATTATCATTGAAATGTAGAAATTTCAGAATCACTCAAGACAACGATAACAAAGTTAAACTTGAAGTTTTAAATGATGAGACAATAACGGGAGATCTTCTAACCGACTCAAAAGTAATGCAAGGATCTTCATTTGATGATTTAGGACACAAAATTGGCGAACCATATGGTAGTGGTTTCAAGGAAACCTATAATGAAGACAAATATGGTTTATACTTTTACCTACAAACAGGTCAACCTAATTTTGAGGTTGCTCCATCAGAATATAAAGAATATGATAAAACTTTTGTTTTAAAACCAATCAGTGAAGTGATTAAAAATAAATTAGGTGTTTCTGAATCTAATAATAACGTAATTTTTGAGGTCTCAATGGGTCAAGATAAATCTTTTTGTAAGATTACATCAAATGACACTAACAGGGAGTTTTAAAAAATATTAATAACTTATTTGGAATTAAACAACACACCTTTTATTTAATTTCCAATAATACAACTTTTAAAAAAATTCTTATCTTCCTCTTTCATTTCATCCCAAGTATTGTAAAGAGCTTGCTCAAATATTGATAGTTTGGATATATCTATTTTTTAGTTGGCAGGATAACTTCTAGTTGTATGTTGATTATTAGTTTTTAATTCGTTCAATGAGTATGCATCACACCCTGCGTGTTTAGAAGTTTTACAACTTACAATAGTTGATGCGATCAAAAATGATAAGATTAATTTTTTCATATTATTGGTTTTTTTGGGTTGCTTGAACAATTTTTTTGTAAATATTACCTAAAGTATTTTTAATATTTGTTTTTATTTCTTTCTCAGTTGTATTACGTTGTTTTGCTGTTTCTGTATCATATAAATATGAAACTCTATCAAAATCTCTACCATAAAGTTTTACGTCATAGTGAAATATATGATTTGTAATTCCAACTCTACCATAATCAATTATGATAAAAAGATTCAACGTCTCATTTAAAATATATCTCTTATTTGTAAGGGGCGCGATGGTAAAAACGGAATCCTCATGTGAAATAAGTTTACACAAATTTTAAATGCGGTTTTTTCATGAAGTTCCAACTCTTCATGAGTTTTCATTGCGGAACTACGTTTAATTTTTCCTAAATATACTTTGAATCTTTTATAAAATCTTATAAGGGCTTTTTTCATTTATTTGTTTTTTTGTTTGTTTGTTTGTTCTACAAATATAAAAAAAAATTTAATAAGACAAATTGTATTTAACTAATTAATGATATTTGGATTATTTTAATGTTATAGTTTCATACGAACATGACCAACCTTTGTGTTGTTTTAAATATCCTTTACCGACCCTTTGTAAAGCACTATCACTTAGATTATTTAGTAAACAAAAATTTCTTAAAGAGAATACTCTATGTTCTACACCTTCTGGTGATGTCAACAAATAAAATCGTTTTTCAACTTGTTCATTTTTACTTCTATTAATTACTAATAAACCTTTTTGGTGTTTTCTTTTTATTTTTTTCCTTGCGGAATGTATTACATTAGGATTAATATTGTTCTCAATACAATACTTACTTAAATTTCTAACAATCGTTCCATTCAAATTTTCATCATATATAACAAATTCGTCTCTATCGTCAATTTCTGTTAGTTTTTGAGATAAATTTTTGATATTTTTATTTATCTCATTTTCAGTTTTATTTGTTTTATTGAACATCACATCCAAAAAATCTGACCATACCTCAATATTAGTTTCGTTTCTACCAATATTTGCGGCGTGACAACATAATACGACATTATCTTTGACATAACCTTTTGAATTATCTAATCTATCTAAAGAAGGTTGTTGCGGGTGTTTTTTGATTAGACTAGGTAATAGAGGTATTTTGAACCAATAACATAATCCTTTTTGTTTATTATAAATTTCCCATATATCATCGGTCGTTAAAGTATTTTCACAGTCTCTTGTTTTAGAATGACTCAATAAGAAATTAACCCACATTCTTATTTTTCTTTCTTGATATTTTAATCTTTCCTTTTCTTTGACATTAGGATCCAAACGATATTGTTTTTTTCTACTTCGACCATCTTCTTTATGATGATCTTTACATAATAAAGAATTTTGCGATTCGTAAAATTCGGTGATTGGTTTAAATTCATTACATTTTTTACAATATTTTGTTTCCATATATATAAATATATAGGTTTTGGATAAATTGTCTAAGTTTGTAATTTTTATTACAAAAAAAAGAGTTTAAATTACCTCTTTTTCCATTTACCCCCTTTTGAATTGTAACGTTTTACCGCTGCTCCATTACAATAAGCGCTAGGACAAACTTCGTAACGTTGTTTTGCCCAAGCAAGTGATTGTTGCCATAATTTTTTATTTGTTGCAACATTTTTCTTTTTTCTACCCTCCATCATGACCATATCTTCATCATCAATGTTCATTGACATTTGCATTCCATGTTTTTTTGTCTCATTCATTAAAAAATCAAAAACTTGATCCATATTGTTTTTTGCCTCACTAATATGATCTTGAGCCCAATCATGACCATTTTCAAGAATTTCTTCAATCATAGAATGATCCAGTTCTAATAACATATTACATTGTCTTATCATTTGTTGTAAATTCGAAAAGAACATATATCGTGAAGATTTTTCTTCGTGAGTTTCTCTAATAACTCTTCTAATGATTGAATCTAAATTTCTCATATTATTAATTATTTAATCCGTCTATTCCACCTAGTTGAGCCGCATTTTGTTGTACTACATTCATACCATAATTTGTTGTCCAAACAGGATGAGGAAGTGTTAGTTCTATAGTATCACCAGAACAATTAGGTGTACATAATGTATATTCGTAGTTTACATAT